ATACTAGAGAACAAATAGAACGTGCTGTAAAAGCTAAAGGTTATAAGTGGTTTGAAGATGCTGCTAATAAAGGGTATGATGTTAATGTTGTGGGTGTCCGCAATAATTCTCCCGCAGTTTATAGAAAAGTAACCAATGTATTTGATGATTGTATTACCATTACATTTAAGGATAGCTTAGGTAACTGGAATTTCTTTTGCTGGAATGCAACTACTGACCCAGGCAAAAAGGGTGTACAACAATACCATAATGCCAAGGGTGTAGCAAGACTAGTACCTGGACAGTATAGGTCAACATGGATGGTTGATAAGCATCAGGGCAAATATGATGCACTATGCCAGAGGCTAGGTGATGTTACTGTATGGAGGGATGCTAATAAAGACTTAGTCTTTGATGAAAAGGTAAAAGATACAGGAATGTTTGGTATTAACATCCACAAGGCAGGCACTGACAGCACATGGGTAGAAAATTGGTCTGAGGGATGTCAGGTGTTTAAAAGAGTAAAAGACTTTAATGAGTTTATGTCTATATGTAAAAGGGCAGCTAAGATACACGGCAATAAGTTTTCTTATACACTATTAGAGTCTACAGATATCTAATGGCACACATAGAACATAACTTCTTTCCTCTTAAGGTATTTGTTAGGAATGAGTACATGTACCAGGGTACAAAAGGTCATGGAGAATTTACTCCGGGGGTAGTAATATCTGTTAGATGTATGCCGGGACAAGCAGCATTGTTCCAGGTATTGTTAGAGAATGGCGTACTTAGAGATAAACTACCAAGCCATGCTCTACTGACTAAGCCAGAGTTACCAGATCCAGATCTACCATTTCACTTTCTACAGATATGGAATTGCTTCTCTTATAACTTTACTTTGTTACATCTATCATATTTGTATGATGCACCAGTAGAAGTGTATATGAAAGATCACAAGTTCTACCCAGGTAGTTACTATGCAACAATAAACTGGGGGTCAAATGACTTTAATACAGATTTATCTTTAGCTGAAGATGCACTAGAACACAAGAGTCATCATATTATTTTATTAGATAATGGTCAAATAGCACTGCAACCAAACAATAGAATCAAGTGGTCTGAGCCAAGTTTTGTAACTAAACCATTCCCTGAAAAACCAGACTATCTAGTTAACAAAGATTACTATAACTGTGAGGGATTTGATAAGTGGCACACAGAAGATTCAGAAAGAATGTTTTATGATAACGAATAATTAAGTATATTATATAGTACTTAATTATTTATATCATGGCAAAAATAAAAGAAGCTCCAAAAAAATTAGTAGCAGTAAAAGTATCCCGCCCAGGAGTACATGCTAAAACTAAAACTAGCAAACTTAAAGCAAGTAAGAATTATAAAAAGTTATATAGAGGACAAGGTAAATAAATTTTTTATTTATATTTGTCTGTGACTCTAGAAGAAAAAGTACTTTGGGAAAAGGCTACTACTCTTGCAGAAGACAACCTGCAAGCTAGAGAATTATTTGAAAAATTAAAAACCAATAAAATGCAATTAAAAGGAAAAAGGGTTTTATTAAATAAACCAGAAGTAAAGGAATCTCCATTTGAATTAAGTGAGGCTGACAAGCAAGCACTTGAAATGGACATGAGAAAGACATGGACTAAGTTAGAAGTTTATGCTATAGGGGATGAAGTAGAATCAGTTAAGGTGGGGGATAAAGTGTACATGGGAATTACCGGGTTACAGTCATCTGAAGCAGTAGAGCTTGAGGATGGTGTTAAGTTAATGGTAGCTGAAAGAGATATTGCAATAGTATGGTAAATCTAACAGAAGAGTTTAATCAAATGCCCGTGTCAGATAAAATCAATGGGAAAGAAATTCCTGTAGAACCAAGAATAGTAAATTTAGAAAGACCCAGATATTATGGTGGTGCAGGTCATACTTATGAAGTATTTAATGTACTAGAAGCATGGGGCTTAGATGAAGACTTCTATTTAGGGAATGTGATAAAGTACTTAGCAAGAGCTGGTAAAAAAACTTACACCAAGAAAGAAGATTTACAAAAAGCTTTAGTATATTTACAAAGAAGAATAGATAAATTATGAGTGAAGAAATGATGATTCAAGAAATTAAGATGTACACATTTGGAGACATCTTAGTTGGTTTAGACTCAGAAGAAATTAATGAGACTGAACAGATAATTGAAATTAGAAAAATATTTTCTAAGCTTGCAGAGGATTTAAAAGATAATTATAATCTTAATAGATCACCTGTAAAGAGTTTATTGTTTGATCAAGCAATTGGGCAAATTTCTGCTACACAACTTCTTGTAGAGAAGTTATTAAAAATGAAATAATGAAGATTTTAGCTATCATAATATTATTATTTATAATAGCAGTATTATGGATGATTGCCCATGTAATGTACAAACCTGCATATGATAAATTTAGAAAAGAATATGTATCAGATAAAGATAGTATTAAACTAGCAGTAGTCTGTGTATTCTTTATGTTGTTTTTTGCATTTACCATTGGCCTACTACTCTAGCCTGTTCTCTTCTTTCCAATGGTTTACTTCAGGCTATAATCCCCGGTTGCAAAGCTGGGGATTTTTTTGTATATTAGTTTATGGCAGAAATTATAAATCAGGGTCAAGTAAATGTTTTAGGTACAGTAATATATACGGGTGTAGCTGGGCCCCTATCTACTAAAATAACCTTATTAAAGTTTTATAATCCAGCAGCTTATATACTTACCTTAAATAGATATGATGCTTTAACAGCATCTACTGAAACAATATATGAGTTTAATTTATCTGCTGGAGATTCAGTTACTGATAATACTCTATATGCCCTAAACCCAGGAGATCAATTAATTGTATATAGTGATATAGTAGGGACATCATACTATGTTTACGGTACAGATTATGCTTAGTAAATATGCAAGTAATAGATAGTAATGGTAATGTATTTGGTGGTGGGATTGAGATAACTGGTCCTGATGGTAAGCCAAAAACTACTGGTGGTGGGGGTGGATCTCCTACTGGCCCAGCAGGTGGGGATCTTTCTGGTACCTATCCTAACCCGGGAGTTGTATGGACTAATGGTGTACCTACTTATGATCTACAGTATTATCCATTAAGCACAAACCCAGCAGGATATATTAGTAGTATTTCTGCATTAGATATTACAACAGCTTTAGGATACACACCATATGATGCAAGTAACCCTGCAGGATATATAACTTCATCTGCACTTACTCCGTATTTAACATCAGCTACTGCTGCTAGTACTTACTATCCTTTAACTAATCCATCAGGTTATATTACAAGTGCAGCTCTCTCAGGTTATTTAACTGCAGCAACAGCCGCTAGTACATATTATCCCCTTACAAATCCTAATGGATATATCACAGGTATAACAGGATTAGATGTAACCACAGCACTTGGATATACTCCTTATGATAGTACTAATCCTTCTGGATATATAAGTGGTATATCTGCTCTTGATATATCTACAGCATTAGGCTATACTCCATTTCCAACTCCAACAGGAACTGTTCTTGAATATATTCAAGGTGATGGTACACTTGCTGTATTTCCAAGTATACCTTCAGTAACCCCATCAGCATTAACAAGAGTTAATGATACAAATGTTACTCTTACATTAGGAGGTACACCTGCTAGTGCATTACTACAACCTGTTTCATTAACATTAGGTTGGACAGGTACTCTTGCAGATGCAAGAATAGCATCAGCAGTTACTTGGAATGCTAAACAAGATGCTATAACTTTAACTACAACTGGTACATCAGGTGCAGCTACACTACTTGGTAGTACTTTAAATATACCTAATTATACATCTGGAGGTGGAGGCGGTACACCCATAGATACTCAGATTTTTTTAAGCAGTGGTGTTTGGACAAAACCTGCTGGAGCAACCTATGTAGAAGTTTATTTGGTAGGTGGCGGTGGTGGCGGTGGATCTGGTAGAAGAGGTGTAGGAAGTACAGCTAGATATGGTGGGGGTGGTGGATCATCTGGTTCTTTTAATATTGCCAAATTAAATGCAAACACTTTAGGAGCTACTGAGAATATTTGGATTGGTGTTGGAGGAACTGGAGGTACTGCTGTTACTATAAATGATACTAATGGGAACCAAGGTGGAATAGGTGCATTATCCTTATTTGGTGGTACTGGAGTTTCTACTACTGCAAAACTTACAACAGGAAGTTCATTTGGTGGTGTTGGTGGAACAGCTGTTTCACAAGGTGGTTCTTCTGTTAGCAATTCTATACTTTTTGGTGTACTTTCTAATACTAACACATATGGTACAGGAACTCAGCCACCAGGCACTTTTGCTGGAGGTACAACAGTTTATATATCTAGACCTTTAATAGCAGGTGCAATAGGTGGTGGACTTAGTACAGCAAATGCAACTAATGTAGGTGGATCTATAAATTTAACTGGTCCTGCTACAGCTCAAGTAATAGCAACAGTTTCAGGAGGAACCCTAGTAGGTAGTAGTGGTAGTAATGGTTCATTAATAACTAATAGTCCTTCAGGATTATTTTTCTCAACAGCAGGTGGTGGCGGATCTTCTGGTAATTCTGTTGCTACATTAGGTGGTGGTGCAGGTGGTACTGGTGGGCCAGGTGCTGGTGGTGGAGGAGGTGGTGCTTCTGCAAATGGTATTAACTCAGGTGCTGGAGGAAATGGTGGAAATGGATTTTGTATAATTATAACATATTTCTAATGTTACGAGTAGCAATAATTGTAGACAATAAGGTAGAAAATATCATAACTATAGAAGAAAAAAATCTATACATGCTTTCAGAAGTTACTTATATTGTTTCTGACACATTAGAAATCGGGGATATAATATCTTAATTAATTTGTTATCTAAATAATTTTCATTATATTATAGATATACTGTATATAATTATTTATAAAAAACAAAAGTCATGGATATTTTAAATTTTATTTCTTGGATTAAAGCAGGAAACTATAGAGAATCTCTTCCTACAGATGTTCCTAATCTATTAGCAATTGGATCAAAAGATCCTAGTAGAGATGATAGCTATTTACCAATTGCTGTAAATGCAGCACCTTTACAAACATTGTACAATAGTGGTAAAGTTACTCAAGTAATTGTACCTACTAACCCAGTTACTTTAGATGCTCACAATGGTGTTGTAGAAACAGTACTTCTTAATACTTCTGCAACAGGGCAAGAAATTTTTACTTTTAATAATACGCATATTACTGGTAGATCAACTGTTCTTTTAACTGTTGAATATTCTGGTACAGGATTTCCAGTAGTTAGTTTTAACACTTTAACTAATGGTTCATTAGTATTAGTAATTACTAATGTTGATGTTGCTG